CGAGAAAATCAAATATCGTTATCTGCGCCTGCTCCTGTTCGAGAGACTCCATATTTTTTACTGCCTGCTCGAAATACGCATCCTTCAGCTCAATACCGATTGCTCGCCTGCCCATCTTCACGGATTGATACACTTCCGACCCGATGCCCATGAACGGAGTAAATACAACGTCATCAGGATTTGAATACAGGTCGACGACACGCTCTATCACGTCAAGTTGTAACGGGCAGATGTGGCGCTCGGATTCTTCATCCGAAAATAACCGGTTCAATGTATTGCTCTGGTTAATGTCCCACCACACCGGGCTGTTGTATTCGTCCCAAATCGGACTTGCTACCTGTTGCCACTTGGATACCGGATAGCTTTCATTGGTATGCGTCACTCTGTTTGGATTGTCTCCCGGCTTCCGCATGTACACGATATAGTCAGGGATGCCCATTCTGCTCATGCAGCTATCTTTTTTGATTTGCTTATGGAGCAGTCCGAGAGCTTTCGTTCTCTGCATCGCCGTGACCGGATTCTTCCAGATACACACCTCCGAGTGATAGATAAAACCGTTATCCTGAAACAATCGGATTAAATCGCCTCGGAAGTCCTTAATTCCGATGTATCCGTCCCGTTCTTTTGAGGTCGGAAGATTCATACAATGCACCGCCATGATTCTGCCGGGCTTCAATATTCGGTAAAGCTCAGTTACGATAAAGCTAAAGTGAGCAAAAAACTCTGCGTCATTCCTAGAATTTCCCAAATCTCTATCGCTGTTCGAATATGTGTATAGCGACGAGAACGGCGGAGAATAAACGATCAAATCAATGCTGTCGTCGGAAATTCCTTTTATGACTTCCGTGGTGTCTCCACAGTACAACGCATATCTATCTGTGATGCGCTGGTCTTTTACGCTTACGTCCATTTAGGTATATTCATCTCCTTTCTCGGATTGTATGTATCCGTGATTCGCGTTGTGTTTTTGATTTCTGACAGCGTTACTTCCTTCATGAGCGCAGTCATTTCTTTTTGCATTTCATCCATCTGCGCCTGTTTGCGTTCGATGTTCTTAAGGATATTCACCTCTTTCTCTGACAGGATGATGTATGCATTCACTTCCTTGTCCTGTCCGAATCTCCAACATCTCCGCACGGCCTGATAGAATCGCTCATAGCTGTCAGACAGCCCGCAAAAAATCATGTTGTGGCACGACTGGAAATTACTACCGAATCCAAAAATTGACGGTTTGCTGACGAGACAGTGTATTTTCCCTTCCGCAAAATCTATGCTCGACTGCGCTTTAAAAGTCGGATCGTCTGACCCTTTGACCTCGATACTCTCCCGGCATTTCTTGTGTAGCATTGCGGATTCGTCGTTGTAATCCACCCAACAGAGCCACGTATCAGCGGATTCATTCGTCAGCTCTGACGCTTTATCCGTCCGGTCGTTCATTGATTCTTTCCGTGCATCTCGCCGTTCTTGCAGTGTCTCAGCTACTTTCGGGAATAGCTCATAGTCGTCCGCTTTTGATTTTGTGATGATTGTTTTGATGTGCAGCTCTGGCAAGTCGTACCCGGAAATCTCATATCCTAGCTCATTTGGATTGTTGAAGCATATAGCCCACGTCGCCATCCACTCCCAGAACTTACTCCTGCCGGCTTTCTTCAGCCTCCAGTCGGAAGTCTTACCGCCGTCGTGCACAAAATACGTTGCAAGCATCTCTGTTCGACTCATGATTCCGAGAAATTCGCACGTTGTGCCGATTTCCGTAAAATCATTAGGCGCTATCGTTGCGGAGCACAGTAATTTGTATGGAGTGTTGATAAAAAGGTCTGTGAGTCGTCCGGTCGTCTTGGATGTGAACGACTTAAGAATTGACGATTCATCGAGGACGATTCCAGAAAAAGCAGACGTTTCGAAATGCTCAATCATTTCATAGTTCGTTATGTTTATTCCGTCGCCTACGTCGTCCTGCGACCTGCATACATGGATAATTCCGATATCAAATTTTCTTGCTTCTTTTGCAGTCTGATTCACGACCGAAAGCGGAGCGAGTATAAGCACCGGTAATCCTGTATGCTTTGATACCTGATTAGCCCATTCGAGCTGTATGATTGTCTTGCCGCATCCGCATCCGATCAAAATAGCTGACTTGCCTTTTTTTAGCGCCCATCTACATAAGTCCTTCTGGAAGTCGAACATATTTCGATTAAGTTCTGATTTGTCGATTTCAAAACCGGACGGCTTTGCGGCTATCGCTTTTGATTTCAAGAAATCAGAATATGTTACCCTGTTCATGTGACTGTTCCTTTCCGTTCTTTCCGTTTTCACTTTCCTTTACGGTAAGTCTTTGGGCAAAGAAATAGCGTCTTCCGGGAATCCAGTGATTCGGCAGAATGCTATGAAGTATGCAGGACGCATCTCCGCCTTGCCTTTTTCCCATGTGGCATAGGTCTGTCTAGTTACTCCGAGCTTTTCCGCCATCTGGTCTTGCGTCAAATTTGCGTTGACCCGTGCGGCTTCCATGCTTATCTTCGGCATTTCCGTCCTCCTTTCTTATGTTGTCGGGTTCCTGACCCTCTTTAATAATACTTACCTTTTCGGAAACTGTCAAGCTAAAATGTAGAAAAATTTTCCATTTTGGCGTACTATGTAATCAGGAGGTGAGAACCATGAAAGAAGAGCATAAAGAGCATGCCGTTCGCATCGGAAAGAATATCCTGAACCTGCTTATCATGTATGAAAAAGAACAGAAAGACCTTGCAGAATACCTCGGAGTCGGAGAGGGTACTGTATCACGATGGATTCACGGAGAGCGCACCCCACGTATGGGAACGATTGACCGCATCAGCAAATTCTTTAACGTGCCGCGCTCCGCTGTCCTGACAGACCCGGCATACCAATATTACGACGACGAGACCGTCCAGATAGTCACCGATCGGCTCCGAAAGAACCCCGAATATTCCGTTTTGTTTAAAGCAAGCGCAAACGTCAGACCGGAGGATATAGACCTTGTTACAAAATTCATTGAGAAGTTTTCAGATTAGAATCTACTGCCTGCCCATCCCGGGCAGAATCCGCTCGTATGTCGTGCGGAAAGATGATTTTTACACTATCATAATAGACGAGTCCCTGTCGCCGGATGCCCGCATGAAAGCCTACCGTCACGAACTCGAACACATCGAAAACGGCGACTTCGACAGCGACGAATCGACCAGCATGATAGAGGTAAGAGCACATAAAAAAGAGGACATGCCCCGCCGTAGTGACATGCCCTCTATCTCAGAAATGAGTGAGTATTAAATTAGGCTTATTATAGCACAGGAGGAAGAATATGTACATACGTGAACATAAAGGAAAATGGCGCTTTGCGGAATGCTATCCTGACCCGCTCACGGGCAAAAAGAGAGAAGTCTCCATCGTAATGGATAAGAACACCCCGCAGACCCGAAAAGAGGCGTCAGCGCTCTTACAAGAGCGAATCAGAGAGAAGACCTGCACGACCTGCCCGGAGTCTATGCGGCTGTCGGAACTCGTAGACAAGTTCGTGCGCTATCAGTATTCCATGCGGAAGGAGTCGACAGCGAAGCAGGACGAGATAGTTTTACGTGGTGTCTGCCGTCTCATCGGCTCGGATGTCCTCATCTCCAGAATCACGGCGCCGGTCATCCGCGAAGCACTCGACCGCACGAAGAGGGATAACACATGGAAAAACGTAAAGATTAAGCACATCAAGATGTTATTCCGGTGGGCTTATCGTCAGGGCTACGTCCCGGACCTGACCGTGCCTGACCGTCTCGAACGCTATCCGGAAAAGTCCGCCCGGCAGAAGGTCATCGGCAAATACCTGGAATCCGACGAACTCCATGCAGTCATCGACAGCATGGCGGATTATACCGAGTATCAGCTTCTCACGCGCTTTCTGGTGCTTTCCGGCTGTCGAATCGGTGAAGCACTCGCCCTGACCGTAAAAGACGTTGATATCGGCGCTCAGAGCGTCACAATCGACAAAACGTATTCGCTCACCACCCAAAAAGTGCAATCCACAAAAACGGAGATGTCCGAGCGTGTCATTCACATGCGCCCGGAACTGCTCGCACTGGTAAAGTCCATCCTGCTCCGCCAGAAACAAATCTGCCTTGCCTTCGGTGTCCGGTCTGTTTTGCTCTTTCCATGGAGCGACGGAGGATACATGCACTATGAAGCATACAGCAAGTATTTCCGCGAACATGTCGCGAAGATCCACGGCACACCGCTGCCTGTCCACTCGCTCCGCCACACTTATACGTCCCTCATGGCGGAGGCCGGTGTTCCGATCGAGACCATCAGCAGACAGCTCGGACATGCGGACAGCTCCATCACGAAGCAGATTTACATGCACGTCACCAATAAGGTCAGGGAGGCAGACAATAAACGCCTCGATCTCGTTCAGATTCTCTAACTTTCCGCACAAATTCCGCACAGCACCCGACTTGAACCACAAAAAAAGACCCGAAAGACCAGTATTTTCCTAGTCTTCCGGGCTTCGAGGTTAGATAGCCGGTAGGGCTGTACGACAATGTGATAATACATGTAAATACGTGTTGGGATATGGGTATCTTCTTATATTAATGTGCAAATAAGTGCTAAAGAGCGCTAAACAGTGATTCCGCATTTATTCCGCACGCCGAAAAATATTTTGCATTATGTACATAAAGTACTTGACATTATGTACATAATGTGGTAATCTATAATCAAGGAAAGGGAAATACAGGAACACACAAAAAGGAGGATAAGGAAATGACACAGTACAGAGGATATTACATCGACAAGGTGATTTTCAACAGCAAGAGCGAGATCGACGAGTTCATCAAGAGCCGAGAGATCGAAGCATACAAAACAGCTTGCAAACTGTTTTCACACTTCAAAACTCTTGAATACTCCACCTATTGCAGCGAACTCGCTGAAAAGCTGAATAAGACTTACGGCATCTCTTGGGAGGAACTCGAAGAGATGGAAATCGAAGCTTATCAGATTGGAGCATAAAGCACACAAGCCGAGCCGGGCGGCTAATCCCGGCAGATGCCTAACAGAGAATACAAAATAGGAGGATAAGACAATGAAGAAGTACGATATGGGATATGCGGAATTTATGAGCGAGATGGATGAGTACATCGCCACCCTGAAGCAGGGTGAAGCGCTCACCGAGAAAGAATGGAAGACATGGATTGCGCAGGAAGCCAAAGACCACGACGAAGAGCTTACCGACGAACAGATCGGATGGATCGTTGATAAACTCGAGGAAGATGGATACGTCAAGCCCACTCTCTGGTATGCGGTTCAGACAGACAGAGAAGACGATTGGGGAACCGGCTCATACGATTATAACGAAGCTGTCCAGATACTCAAGAGACAAGGCAGAGGCCTTATAGCAGTGATTGACGGAGATGTCTGCGTGAACGAGATAGAGTACGAAGCTGAATGCGACAGCGATGAGGAGGTCTAAATGACAGACGAAAAGAAATTCGACCAGAACAAGTATATCCAGAACTACGTTAAAGAAAATTACAGTCATGTACACTTCACCTGTCGACCCGAAATCAAGGAAGAATTGATGCGGAAGGCAAAAGCAGAAGGATTGACACTTTCGCAGTACTTAATCAAGCGAGGACTGGAATAAAAAGAAGGGGAGAGCGAAAAAGCCCTCCCCGTTTTGATGCCTTATACTCTCGGAAGCGCTCCGAGAATCGATTCCCATGTCTGATTGCCGACGATACCATCCACAGAGAAATCATATCCCATCTCATGCATGACGTTCTGGTACCGTCTTGCCGCCTTCTCCGTCTGCGGCCCGAACTCACCGTCTATCTCGCCCTCATAAAAGGGTTTACCGGACATGCCGTTGATTCTGTACTTCATGATGCCCTGAAAGATCACGACTGCGATGCCATTGTCTCCGTTCTTAATCTGCGGAACCTTGTATGTTACTGCCATTTCTCACCCTCCTATCTGGATGTATACGCCGTCTGGTAATGCCTCCGAGAATCGAGGCCTGCCGAATCCGTTCACCCGGCTGTCACCGCCCACGGAAGCGAAAGAGTATTCATGCTGTGCGACGCTTCCGCCGTTCGTGGTGAATCCGTCAAAATTGCTGTTCCCTTCGACCGTTCCGAAAGTCTGACTGCCTCTGTCGACCCATGTCACAATACCTGTGTGGCATATCCTTTTCCTGCCTTCACTGGAAACATTCCCGTAGAAATAAACAATATCTCCAACTTCCGGAACCACATGCCACCTGCCCGCCTCTTTGTAGCAGGCGGCCCCGTCCGGAGTGTATCCGGTCATTCTGGAAAGCCCTTCCTGACAGAGCAGACGCTTTGCCGCGTCTCTGTTCCCCGTCAGCATGACAGCGATGCCATCCACGAAGTATTGGCACCACTGATCGCCCGTCCACCCGACTGCGACCTGTTGGAATATCGTGTGATTTCCGTCTCCTGCGTCAGCCGTGAACGATTCCAGGTCAGCAGATGCATGGTCTTTTTCCCGATAGCCCTCGAAGCTGAGAGCCTTCTCGACAAACTGTTTTGCTGTGATACCCATTCAATCACCCACTTTCAAATACACGCCGTTATCTGGCGGAGCATCCGGCAAAATCCACATATGCTTGAACACATACCGACCGTCCCACTCGTCCACAGGAACACCCGTAAAGGGCTGTGCAGACCGCAGTCTCGTTTCCGAGCCGGTGTCGTACTTGGAAATTGTCCGACCGTCTCCGCCCAGAGAATAGTACGTGTGATGCACATGCTCACTGCCGACCCATTGCGGAAGCACCCACTGCACGAAGCCGTGGTATCTGTACACGTCCTCGATATCCGTACTCTGCGCGAATCCGAGCTGACCCATGAGCATGTCTATCTGGTCGCAGTTCAGCGGATAGTCCACGAGTCCGAGCAGGTACAGTGCACGGAGCATTAAGCCGGTGCAGTCCATGCGCCCGTCTTCACCGACTGGAAAACTTTGGTCTGTTGGAGCGTAATGACAATGATCGTGTGCGTACTTGTAAGCCTCTTCGACCGCTGCGTCGAGCCATTCCTGACTAATCATGTGCCCACCTCCAAGAATATCCCGTCTGTATCAGAAGGTTTCGACGTGTAGCCGAAAGGATCGCTGTGCTCATGCAGGAAGCCCCAGAACGTATACGTGGAACCGTACCGATTGCGGATTGCGGTCTTGTCTTTGATATACGCCGACCTGTCTCTGACGCTTCCCGTGCTTATCCATGCGATATCACTAAAGCAGTCATGCTCATCTACGTAGGGCGGGAGCGTTGCATTGCCGTTGACCAGAACGTCGGCAACCCAGTCGACCTGCTCCTCTGTCGCGGATCCGTTGTCCATCCAGTGAGCAGCCTTCGAGAACCAGCCAGAATTTCGTACATATTCGTACACTTCCCGCCCGCGCTTCCGGGCAAGGTTAGCCATTAAGCTCGCCTCGCCCTTAACCCCGGCTTCGCTCCCACCCTGCTCCTGTACACACAGACGGGCAATCTGCTCAATCTGTTCTCTGGTCATCGTCACCGTCCAATTCCTCTTTTACTTTGCCGAGTTTACGAAGGATTGATTTTGGAAAGCCTACGCCTGCTTTATCCAAGTTCTCCAAGACACTGATAGCCTCCATAATGCAGATATATAAGCTTATCCATGTCGCAAGCTTATACTGTCCGATAACCGGAACCGCCTGCTCTGCGACAAAACCGAGGACAACGATGAGCAGTTCGCCGGATTTGCGGTAAAGCCCTGCCCGCATGATGTCAGATTTCCAACAGTTATTGATAGATGCCTGAATCCATCCTGTCACGATGTCCGCCCCTGCGCCAATCAGCGGAAGCAGGAAAATCCAGTAGATGTGACTGTAAGAAAAAGTTGATAAGTCCATGATGTCTCCTTTGATTTTAATAAAAGTCAAAAATCCCACCGATTGCCTTAAACATGACAGCCGCTCCCGTGGTATTCCAGTGACTTCCCTCAAAAGTAAAGGTAGCTCCGTCAACCCCGCCAGCCTGTGTTGCGGTATATAAATCGCCAAACAGAGCAACTGCCGCATCTATCCAGTATTTTACAGCATTGATACTCACGACATCTGTATGATCTGCAAAGTAGTCCTGAGACATCTGCATAGCGTCAAGAGCTGTGGTCATTTTTCCGTTTTTGTCCGGTGCAATGACAAGCGTTCCATCAGAATTGATTCCCTGAAAATTCGGGGTAAGCGTTGTGTCATATACAACCCATTCCAATCCTGTGATGCCGTTTGCCGTTGCTCTCGATATAAGTGACACAGGACTATCTGCATTAAAGAAGAAGTTGTGCGTAATGTTATACCAGTAAGAGGACGGATAGCCGATGTAGTTGTGCGTATATCCGGACGCGCCAGAATTATGAATCGGATTCTCCGTAAAAATCAAATCTGGCTTATGTATCCAGATGTCCGATTCCTGCGTCTTATGGAGTGCGGTTGCAGAATTGTGAGTGATATTATGACTACCCCTCGCAGAATTGATATAAATAATCATAAATTCACGCTCAGACCACTCAACGCCCCAATACATCATCCTGCCAGATGCGCTAGATATGGTAATGGTTTTCGTTGTCGTGCGGTCGATGCACCGCATTTTAAGACGCTTCTGATAGACGGTGTTTCCGCCGATCTGATACGTTGCATATGTTGTTGGAGCATTATCATCTTTTGTTGGATCAGGAACCGAAACATTTGAAAGCGTTTGTATTGTCTGCTTTTCGCTGAATACGTATCCATTGGCTTCGACCCAAGCAGAGCCGTTCCAAACTTCCATCTTACCATCGCCTTCAGCAACAGTGATAGTACATGATTCAGAACCGCTTTCATCTGTACGATAAATAAAATTTGTTGCCCATGCGTTTGCAGGAAGCGTATAAGATACACTCACCTCACCCTCTGCATACCTTGTTAATCCGTTGCGATATGCTCCATCATCCCATTGCTTCACACCGTTTACTGCAAGGTCAACTGCTGTTCTCCAGGTTCCTGTTTCCGCAAAGAATCCAGTATAATCATATCTCCTATAATACTGATGATCCCAAGCTATCTTATCCCAAATACGAGAAGCGAGATTTTTTGAATCCATCAATGGTGGTCTTGCGTTTGCATTCGGAAGCGTTTCGCAGTACCCAACGCCCCTCGCAGACAGTGACGTTCCTGTTCCCACTACCACGATGTCTTTATCTCTGCGTTTCCAATGACGAATAAAATTAGATATTTTTGTCCTGTCATAATCGCCGTAGCTGACAGGCTCAAGCGCATCCAATCCCTCTAAAGATCCGCCTCCACCACCAGATACAGGCAAATATTTCGCATTTATTTTCATTGCCTCATCGTAGGCAACAATCTCAGTGCCGACCTCACCAATCTCAAGCTGATAAGTCCCCGTAGCAATTCCACTTGATGCTATCATGTTGATGCATACATATTTTATACCGATTCCTTCTGGGACAGTAAAATATCTACCAGATTCGTCAACCGATACAGTCCAAGTGATGTTATCAATAGCAGACTGACCCGCCGCGCACTCTGCGTCTTCTCCGAAGTACCCACCTGTGTAAGTAGCTGCTGTTCCACTATAACAATATGTGACCCCTTCATTTACTTCTATCATACCTGTTGACGCATAATTTCCGCTTGTGTCTGCAATAAGGCTTGTGCTTGCCGGAGAATAACGAACAAGGCTATTGATGTCTGATGGATTTATCAAATTTTTGTGATCAAAGAACGTGCATTGTGATGGAACTATTTCATATACAGATTCTTCAAGTGCCTCTATCCTGTCAGCAGTGACGTAGATGCCACCAATATAAATATTTGTACTCAATCCAGTCATTGATACAGCAATCGTATCCCCTGTGGTATAACTCATTGGATTCTCCGCTGTAGGAAGTGTTCCTGCGGATTTCGACAGACGCTCTTCGACCGTTGCGCTTGTCCAAGTACCTTCCGAATATACCGCATTTTTGCATTTACACACAAAACACTGATGATTTGATGCTGTGCCGGAAACATACATCTTGCCTGCTTTTGTAGCTGTAAAGGCATAGCTTTTATACCCACTCGCTGTAACGAGATTTCCTTGTGCCGAAATATATCCATTGCCAACACCAATAAGATCTGTATACGGAGTTAGAGAATATTTTTCTCCAAGAGCGTCTGAATGCAAATCTAAAACATTGTTCACCGAATGAATTGCATTTCCTACAGCCTCCGCATCTGCAGCCATCCCAGCCTGAGTCAGCGTGGTATCCGTTGCCACTGCGCCATACTCCCCACCTGCGACCCACGCAGAGCCGTTGTGGTAGTACCAATTTCCATCCGTAGACAGCACATAAATCTTGTCTGTATCTGTCATAGCTGACATACTCGACACGACAATCGGCGCACCAGATGCGACCCTCTGAATCATGCTTTCAAGGATCGCGACCCGCTGCGCCACCGTTGGCGTGATCGTCTCATCTCCCTCGTCGCTGTCATCAGTATGGATGGTATCGAGCACTCGTATCTGATACGGTGTCGTGTGCCACTCCTCGACCTCGTTGTCTGCTCGCAGGATGCAGAGCGCGACTGTGAGCGTGCCCTTTTTGGCAAGGTCGGCAGACAGCAACTGCCAGTCGTAGTAGTTGTGTAAGCCATCCGTATCATAATACGTCAGCGTCTGCGCACGGACTTCCGTCTCGCCCGGCCTCTGATACATGACACGGAGAGCGACCTGCCCGTCAAGCACGATGTCCGCGAAACCGCTGTTGATTGCAAAGCGGACGATGTCGACCTCTTTGTCGTGGGTGACGAACGGATTCGAGCTCTCCGCAGAGAGTGTCCGCATAACCTCGTCTACATTTAAAGTTAAAACGCTCATATCTTACCCCCAATACCAGACGATGTAATTAAAACGACAGTATCCGCTTATCCGGCTGACGTTGAGCTTCGCATGGACTCTCCGGTTTTCGTCGATGTATGTCGCGATCGGTACGACCGGATTGATTTTGTAATACGGATTTGTTACCGTGACCGCCATCGCCTCAAGGTTATATCCCGCCGGAACCGTCCACAGCGTCACGTCGTCTTTCGTCGTTCCATTTACGACCATTGAACTTTTCTGGATTGCTCGCGGAAGGCTCGTAATCGTTGCCTGATTATCAGCCGCAGCAGTCAGTACATCGCAGAGATCTTCCGCGACTGCTGCCAGACCGGTCAGCGTGACCTTGTACATCGGAAAATAGACGTCTGTCGCTCCGTCGATTATGTCCCCGGTCGTGTAAGACGGTGTTGCCGGCGTACCGCTTGACGGTGTGCCTTTTACGACTGCCCATGACATAGACTCGACGCCTGTACTGCCGTCTTTCTGATATCTCGCGCACACAAGGTCGATTCGGTTCTTGTCCTGCTCGCCGTTGTCGATTGCCACGTCATCCCATGTCCCCGGCTCCACGCGAAACTCCACGCCTCCCATGATTGCCGTGCCATTGGCAATACGGAGAGTGTTCGCCGTCTCCATATGCCCGTGTAAGCGGTCGCCGATCGGAAGGATAACGTCACCAATCGCGCCCTTGTTAAAAGCCTGCAAATCATCGGAGACAAGATGCGGCTCTCCTCTGTATCCTGTAACTATTCGCATTATCTGTCCTCCTTGACATGGTACTCAAGACGGACGATTCCGCCGGAGTACGCAAAGCTCTTTCTGTCTATCGGTGCCGATACACTCGTACCGCTTACTGTGTGCTTGCCGGTCACGATATCGCCTATATCCATTTCAACATCCTGTATCCGGTTTATCTGGAGCGTTTTCTTACTCATGACTTCCTTAAGGCGTTTCTTGCCCTGTTTTGTCAGTTCCGCAAGGCTCTCCGCGTTAGGATAGTCGAAATACTGCTCACGTTCCCACAAGCCTGTATGGTACTGCGTTGTGCCGATGTTCCCGTTCTGGTCGACGTAAAGGTCGACTCGCTGTCTGTCCTTCAGCTCTCCGGAACCCATGCAGATTAAATGGTTAATGCCCATCCGGTTATCCGCAAAGGTCAGCGACAGCCGGTTATCTTCGTTGTATGTTCCCGCCACCGTTGCGACCGGCTCCGCTCTCAGTTCGACCTTGACCGTATCGGCCTTGTATGCTTCAATCACGAGTTTATATCCGTTTTCCTCACACAGGTCAGTCAGTGCCTCGTGAACCGTACAATATCGGTCAGCCTGGAAATTTGCGGTCACGCCCGTAAGCGTAGCGGGAACCGTAAAAAGTCCGCTGAATCTGGTCGATACAAGCCCCGCTATGATTTCGTGCAGGTCTCCGGATGCTGTGTAGTAATCCGCCCCGGATGGCGGGGAAACGACTGCCTGAGTGAGTAATCCTCTCCATGTCCACCCCTTATAAGTGTGCAGGTCTTCGCCGGTCGTGTCCTCTGTCTTTTCGATCAGGCCGCCGCACTCCGTCCCCGGGATGTATACGCCGCCCTGAAAAACGTCATATCCCCGCAATTCGAAATCATTCGATGCGTCGCCGGTTCCGACCTCACATTCAAAGGATATCGGAGTGATAGCCGCATATTCGTGCATGGACGTGGAAATCATAATCAGATTTAATTCATCCATGACGGTTCACTCCTTTCCAGATAGAGTGTAAGGTCGATGCCATACGTCCTCGGATACGTCAGGTCGACCGTCCCGCCGGGGATGCGCTCCAGAATTTGATAATTTGGATTCCGATTGTCAAAGACGTTCGACGCCTGCCCGGACGCATTCCGCATGTAGACCTGCCACCCGAGCGGAGCGTCCTGTCTGCTGTCAATGACCAGATAACCGCCAGACGGGACAGATATGTTGACGTTGTAAATATTTCCGCCGATGTTGACTGACGGATTGACGCAGGGCCCATGTATGACCATACGGAAGGATGACGGTGCATAGTGTCCGGTCTCAATCGGCAAAACTGCCCTCGGCTTGTACGAGAAATCAAACGGGAAATCAACGTTGAAATCCAGATACGGATATGATGTCTGCTCCTCGACCGGGAAGAAAGAAAATGTCTTTTCCTCAATCCAGAACGGAGACGGACAATAGATTGTGATCTCGTTGCATACCCACGCGTCATTTTCGTGCGGATACGTAGATGATGCCACGACATAGCACGGGATGTATGAATTATGCCACCACAGCTTGCCCGGCGTCTGCTTTATGATGTCCGACTCAAAATCGTTGTGCAGGTCGTAAAGCGTCTTCTTTACCTGCGTCTGATTTCCACGCAAATACAGTGTTGTTTCGTATTCCTGTGCATCTTTGGAAAAGCGCTGTACCCGCTCGCCGTACCGCATGGAAACGACTTCTTTTGTCCATCCGTAGTTGTGAAAATTGGCATTCTTTATCTTTATCGGGTCTGCCTTGAGGTCGTAGCGCTTGCCGCCAGATGCCTCGTATATCACCTTAATCATGCAAACGCTACCCCCATGTCCTTGAATGCTCTCGTAATCTCTCGATTATTGAGATAGATCTTTGTCGTTGCGTCAGCCGCGCCGCTCTTAACTGCGTTGTACATGTCTTCCGATGACATGCCAGGCGATGGAGCAGGCATGTAGACCGGAGACTCAGCGCCCAGTATTGCGCCGGTCTTCCGGTACAGCTCCATAGCTCTCCGTCTGTTTTCGACAGACAGAGGGATGACGACTTCCGGTTTGTCGCCTTCAGACAACCACGAAAGCTGTTCCTTGTTCGTAAAACCACCTTCCGCATGCTGCGTGATGGTCTGGACCGTCTCCGTGACGACTCGCGCGACGTTCTGGACCACGTTGCAGACAACGGAAAGCGGGTTCGCGTTCAAATACCCCTGCATCTCTGATCTGGCAGACGACGCCGCGGATGTCGCGCCGTTCACGCCGTCGATATTTCCCTGCATGGCTTTCGCTGTAATTCCGCTCATGTTCGCCCATGCCGTATTCGCCGCCGCGTCACCTCCGTTTACGAGGTTGATGTTGCCCTGCTGAGGCTTTGCGATGATATTTTGCATGTCGATGTGCGCAGTGTTCGCCGCATTATCTCCACCGTTGACTTTGTCGACAGCTCCCTGCATGGCCACGCCGATGACTCCCTGCATGGTATTGCGAGTCTCCAGAGCTTCGACGGATGCCGCATTCTGGTCGATTTCCGGTGCCGGTGCGCTGGCTCTCCAGTCAGCCATCGTGTTATTGTATCCGGACTGATACGACGTACCTGCCTGCTTACCGGCCTCCGTATAGGTCTGTGCGGTGCCCTCTATGACTTTCTTTGACTGCTCCGTGATATTGTCGAAAGCCTTTGTATTTGTGTCAATGATTACCTGTGCACTGTCTGCGGCCTTCTTTCCGGCTTCCTCTGCCTTCGTTCCGACTTCCGCATAAGCTTTTGCCGCGGCTTCAATCTCCTGCGAGGTCTTAGCTTTGCCCATCTGCTCCATGGCGCCTTTTAAACCGGAGACCTGCGCGGATGCCTCTGCGGATGCTTCCGAGCTTTCCTTGTAGGCTTTCGCCGCATCCTTGACGGCTTTACTTGCCGCCTGCTGTGCGGCTTTGGCTTCCGTCTGGCGTTTGATTCCTTCTGCTGTTGTTGCGTCGGATGCATTGAGCGCCGCGGTAAGTTCCGCCTGCGCCGTTTTCTGGTTTTCGACCGCCTGCGTATATGTTGCCTCGGCTTCCGTCGCTGTCTTAGTGGCCTCCGCCTGATTCTTCAGTGCATCCGCATAATCGCTCTGGAAGGCCGTAGCGATCGCCTGCTGCTGGAGCTTTGCGATGCAGTTATCAATCTCCGTCTCGATGCCTTTGAGCGCGTCGGCGGAGTTTTCTGCGTTCGCGATAAATTCCGTGCTGTAATCGGTTCCCATCGCTTCGTTGAGTCTACCCAGAGCGTACTCAGCGACTGACTCCATACCGGACTTGAGATTCCCGCTCTCGTCGTAGCACTTCGCGAGCTCCTCTTTCCAGTAGGTCAGGTCTGCGCCGGATGTCACCGCGGCATTGCCGTTTGCTGTAATGGTCGTCGATAAGCCGTCAACAGCGCCCTTGACCTCTGCCGCCTTAGATGCCATCTCAGAGCATTCTTTGGAAAATGCCGACTGTTCTTCAGTCAGACCGCCCATGTCCTTCCGTGCGGCAATAAAAGCCGCAGACAATGCCACGAGAGGGCCGAGGGCGAGCGTAGCAAGTCCCGCAGTAGTGCCGAGAGCCGCTCCGAGCGTCCCGAGTACGGAGCCGGATGTTCCTGCGTTTGCCGCGAACATACCAATCTTAATTGCCGCATCTCCGATTGTACTTGTAAGCACTCCGAATCCCTTTGTAGCAACGCCGACGACTTTCGTAACCGGCCCGATAGCCGCCGCAAGAGCCGCCCACCGGACAATGTTCCGCTTTTCTTCGGAGCTGAGCCTGCTAAAGGCCGTTGTGGCCTTGGTGACTGCGTTCAGTGCCTTTTCGATGTGCGGAGCAAATTCCGTTAAGATTGCCTGCCCTGCTTCAATTCCGCTGTTCTTAACCCGATTGAGTGCCCGCGTGAATTTCTTCGATGTCGTGTTATTGACCTTCTCGAAAGCGATCTCCGTTGCTCCGGCACTCTCGCCAAGTGCAACGAGCGCCGCATTAAATTCAGCCGAACCGTCTTTTGCGAGATTCATCGCCGCTTTACCGGCTCTGACGTTGCCGAACATGTCCGCAAGTTCCAGACCGCTCTCGTCTGCCGCATCTACAACGATTTTGAGGATATCTGCCAGAGATGTTCCCTCGTCCATGAGCTGATGGAAGGACTTGCCCGTCTTCTCCTTCAGGATGTCGCTCGCGTCCGTCCCGGACTTGCCGAGCTGATTGAGCATGCCGTTGAGGTATGTGGTCGCCTCAGCGGTCGAGATACCGGATTTTGTCATGGAGACATAGGAAGCAAGTACCTGATCCAGGCTGACGCCAAAAGCCGCCGCCGTCGGAATTACAGAGCCTAACGACTGTCCGAGCTGCGCCACGGTCGTCTTCCCCTTATTTTGTGTGGTAATTAGCTTGTCTGAGACTGCTGTCGTCTCTTCTGCGCTCAAGCCATACGCGTTAAGGATGGACGTAACGGTGTCCACACTGGTTGTGACATCGGTAAACCCGGCTGCCGCAAGTTTCGAAGACTGCGCGACAAAATCGACCGCCTCGCCTGTCGATCGCCCGGCAGAGATGGCCTGATAAGTAGCCTCTGCAATATCAGCCGCCCCGATCCCTGTCTGATTGCTCAGATTTTTGATCGAGTCGCTCATGGCGTCCATCGAGACTTCCGATTCATCGGCAATCGTGGATACCTTTGCGAGTGAATCCTCGAACGATGTCGCCAGCTTCACAGATGCGGCACCGCCCGCCACAATCGGAGCCGTGACGTACTTCGTGAGCGTATCGCCCACGCTGCTGATTGTCGAACCGATGCCCTGTATGCGCTGTCCGAGTGCTTCAACGTCCTGCCCCCATGCGGTTAAGGCGTTGTTATTCGCAAGCTCGGAGTTCATCCGGTTAAGTTCTGCGGTCGCATTGTTCAGGGCCTGCGCCCATCTCTGTGTCCGGCTGTCAGCTTCTCCGTATTTGTCCGTAGCCTGCTGTAAGGCTGTCCGGCAGTTCTCGATATGCTTCTTCTGGTTTTCGATTTCACGTGAGAGGATCTTGCTTCTCTCACTCGCTTTTTTCATTGCGGAGTCCGAGGCTGAGAAACTGGACTCCGTAGCCTTCATTTCAGTCTTGAGCGTCTTCGTTGACTGGATAATCTGATTCATTTGTTTTCGAAACTCAGATTCTCCCTCAATACCTATCCGAGGCCCTATGTTTACTCCTGCCATTACTTCAACTCCATAATCTGCTCATATGTAAGTTTCTTTTCCTTTTGCTCCGAAAGTCCGTTAAAAATAGAAAAACAGGAGATTAAGTCACACATCATACCGTATGCTGTCGACTTAACCTCCTTTTCATTCATGTTAAGCTGATGCCCGTAAAACAGGTACCAAGCCCAATTCATTTCTTTTACTTTGCGGAGCTTCTTCCGTTTTTTGCCGACGGCGCAGATTCTACTGTCCGCTCCGAGTCGCGCTTTTCTGCCGCGTCTGTCTCTGCTATCAGTTCGTCATACACATACTTCGGCAGACTTAAAACGTCCTTTGCCGAAAGTACAGGCCCGCCATGCGCGTCAGCATAAGCTTTTGACATGATGACGGCGCGCTGAATCATTGCAGACACGAGCGAAGTAGACGGATTTTTTACGACCCAGTCGTTAAATTCACAGTGCGCCCAAACAGAATAAAAGAAGCCGTATTCCTTGCCATTGATAATCATGTATTACCCCTCCATTATCAGCCCGTGATGCCGAGTTTTGTTTTGATTGCCGCCTCTGCAAGCGCTTCCGTTGTCTGCGGCTCTCCAAGATACTTCCAACTGCGATCCGCGTCGTCTGCGCGCTTGATCTGAGCCGTGAGTGCCTGAGTCTGGAAATTCAGGCTGTCCTCAGATGTCGCATGAGAGTTTGAAATCTGATTAAAAACGACCTTCGGGATTACCGTCGGTACATAAGTGATCTCGCCGCCGCTCATGTACTTAGCGATATAGCCAACGCCCACGAACGGAACCGTCTGCGAATCTCCGTAAGAGATCCATCCGCTCTGGTCTGCTGCCGGGAGTCCCATAATGAGCGATTCCGCGTCCTGATGCAGACCATCGACCGTCAGACTCAGAGTGCCGCCGGAGAATGTCCCCGCGTCTGTCTCTGCCTCTGTATTATCAGCATAGAACTTGTTATCGTCCGATGTCTCCGGCTCGATGCTGACATCCACACCGCGAGCAAGGACACGCCCGTCGGAGTATGTGATCGTTGTGCCGGAATTTGTATATACTGCTACATACGGCTTACTAAAGCCGATACAAACTTTTCCTGCTGCTGACATAGATTTACCTCCTTATGTCTGCATGATTTTCTTTATCTCTTCGTCGCACTGCTTACGCATTGCCTCGATTGACTTGCCTCGTGTCTTGGAAACTGCACGGCTCACAAAAGGATAGGGGTTACGGAAAGACGTGCCAGATTCCAGCGCACGAATAAGCATGGCATTCGGCTGGCCCTGACGATACTTTGCCGTGTAAATGGTGTTGTATCCGTCCGAACCAACCTTGACGTTGAGGAAGTTCCCGTCCTGACGAAAGCGAGCGATACCGAGCGATGCGATAACACCCGCCTTCTGTGTCGGTGTCAGACCGTCTATAACGTCCGCACTGCCTTTCGTGCTTCCGTGTGTCGGTATCGTCTGCGCTTCGGCCTTGACCGCATCCATGACGATTCTGGCACCCTCCCACGCAGATTTTTTGATGATTCCTTCCGTCTGTGCCGCCATCGTCTGGAGTTTGTCGATGTAGTTGTCTATCCCGTCGCTGACTTTGAATGTTGCCATGGCTACACCCTCCAGGACCAGCGGTAATGGATGAGGCCGGTCTCGTCTTCCTTGTCTACGGCGTCCAGATTCCAGTATTTGCAATCTGAAAGCCCGTTAAGACATGTCTGGAAAGCGTCTACAATCGGATCAAACTCCGTAAGCGTAAAGTAGTCCAGGTATCCGGAAATCCCCTGTTCCGCTTTGTGATTATCCGCTTCGATGCTCAGATCCTCATGGTCTTCTTTCCAGACAGCGAACGGAGCCGCCTTCCGCGCCGGTCTCTGGTAGTGATACGTCTCCGGAAAGGCCGCAACGAGTGCATCACGGAGACTTTGCAGTTTAGTCTGTAATGCAATCATAGCGTTCCTCCAACTTTGCAAGCGTCAGGTCACAGACCTTCAAACCGTCCTCGTCTCTGAGATACTGAACTATGTCTATCCGGTACTGATTGTTGCCGATTACGGCAAACTCCCCGACGTTTACCGGAAGTTCCCAGATGCGGACAAGCTTGCTGATAAACTGATCCGCACCCATCGCCGCGTATTGCCTGTTGTATCCTACGACTCTATCCGCATAGAAGATGTCTTTCGGATATTTGAGCATGAGTTTTGGAACCGGCATAGCGCCCGGCGATGCCATGTTTTGCAGTGTGTATAATTTGAGCGTTCCATCTGCCAACATCATGACGACTCACCGCCTTTTTCATTCACAAGACGACTGTGGAGCGCGTACTGCAAGCTTCGCGGCATTCCCTCGTTGCTGTTCCGCAAGCGGTACAGATAAGACGCATACTGGACAATCAGGTGTGTGTCCGAGTATGCGTTCATGTCAAGCGTAATGCCATAAGATGCGATGCGCTCCTTTGCCGCCCCGATAAGGGTAAAGAGGTAATCGTCAAGTGCGTCAGGAGGACACTGCAAGTCGAGCTTTAACATCTCCAAGAGTTCTCTATCTGACATGTTGCGCCCTCCTTATAAGCCTTATGCGTTAGCTGTGTCAGCCGCGAAAGTGATGCCGGATGTTACCGGTGCAGTACTCGTGATAGAGAATACTGCGAACGCTTCCGGAATGATCGGTGTGCCATCATAACGAGCAGTTCCCTTGAATACGGTCTGGTCTTCGATGAATTTCACATGCTCAGACTGGCCCAGCTTCGTGCCTGCTCTCTCAGCGAGAAGATAGCCCTTGCCGTAACCCATGACGATGTTACCATCCGGGATGAAGTTGCACTCTACGATCTGACCGCCTACGACCGGCATAGTGTCTGCCATGCCTGCAACGACTGCTGCGTTGAGGTTCTTGTCCATAGATGCGATGAGCAGGTCAAGGTGTGTGTTCTCGTTCATGATCCAGATAAGACCGTCATTGTGATAGTCGTTCTTGATCGCCTTCTTGTGAGCGGCAATTTCCTTGAAAAGATTAAGCCCGGATGCGCCGGTACCTGTGATCACGTTGGACGCATGCAGGTCTACCCACGTTCTGGCTGTCGCCGGATAATCGTCCGGTTCTGCTGTCTGCGCAAGTCTCGTAACGATGCCGAGCGGCATTTTTGTGCCGGTGCCGTAAACGATCGCCTTGTCGAGCGCCTTAGCGATAGCAACACCGGTCGCTGTGAGCAGTTCGCTCGCAAGATTCAGATCGCTGTCTTCGAGTACTGCATTGCAGACTGCAAAGAAACCGCCGACCTTATAACCGTCAACTTCAATATCATTGAATCCGAGAGACAGCTCGTTGAGCTTGCCGCACATCTCCGTCCATACACCTTCCGGGATGGAACCCATGATGTTTATGCGGCCTGTTCCGGCGATGTGTCTCATATCGACCTTGCCGACCAGCTTGCTGTTTGCTTCGACAATCTGGCGCAGGAGAGGAAGCATAACCTCCGGGATCGTAAGCCCGACGTTTGTCAGTGCTCTCTTCTCCTCGATGCACTTCCTTGCCCTTGCGAGGAAGTCAACGACTTTTTCATCTTTCATGATTGCTGTGCGCTCTTCCATAGACAGCGCAT